AATTTTTTTAATTCGTCAATAGTAGGATTATTAAAAATAATTTCAGTACAACCTTTTTTTAAATCATATAATAATTTAGAATGTCTATTATTAGATATAAAAATTAATGGAAAACTTTTATTTTTATTATTTTCTTTATAAATTTCCATTATATATTTTTTTTCACTAGTTAAAGTTATATTTTCAGTTTCATCAAAAACTAATACTAATTTTTTATTTGTATTATTATTAAAATTTATTTTTGAATAAATAGAATTAACAAAATTATAATAATCATTAAAATCGTCATATATACGATGATCTTTAATTTCATTAGGATTAATAATTTTAATAATATAATTTAATTCTTCTAATATTAATTTTATTATTAAGGTTTTACCTAATCCTTGATTACCTGAAATAATTATTGATTGATTTTTATTATTATTTAAATTTTTTAACCATTTTTTTATATTATTAATTTCATTAATATTACCTACAACATCATCTATACTTTTTGGACTATATTTATTAATCCATAATTCATTATAATTATTATTGCAATTCATATATATAAAAAATATAATATTATTTTATAACTTTTTATGAGTATAATAATTATATTTAAATATTAAATTTTTTATAAAATAAAGTTTAAAAATATTTTCTAATTCAATATATATAAATATGGATAATTTAAGTAAACCTCATCGCAATTCACACTATGAATCTAATAAAGAAGTTAGTGTTAGTGACGAAGTTCAAAAATTATTTCGTAAAGGAAATAATAATAGTCGAGAATTAAATAAATTAAGAGAAAAATATGATGATGTTGTATTTGAAAAAATTCAACAAAAATTTTTAGAGCAACATCATAAAATTAACAAAAAAGCTAAAAAATTCGCAAGACTAATTAGAGAAAAATATAGTTCACAAAATTTACCTTTTCATATTATTTTAGATAAGGCTAAAATGTTTAAATCTAAATATAATTTATCAGAAGAGGAATTTGCAGAATTTCAAAGAATTTATGAAAATGAATTAATAGGGCAAAATAGTTCAGAAGTATTAAATATTACAAATAATATGACAAAATTATTAGGATCTATGAATGTCGAGATGGGTGGGTTTAATTATAAATTAAATGATACTGATTATAAATATTTACAAGAAATTTTAAAATTATTTTCAAATACTACATCTTTACATTCACAAGTTGTATTTCAATCTATGCAATATACTGATTGTGATATATTAGCAACTACAGGTGTATATAAAAGAGAATTAGGACATAAACCAACAGATAGTATTCATCCTATTATTGCAGCATTATTTTTACCAAAAATTAATGTATTAGAATCTCACTTTTTACATTCTAATATAGGACGTATTGTAAAAACTAGATATAATGGTGATACAGTTCAAAATAGAGCTGATTATGAATTAATTCATTCTCTAACTACAGATCCTAATGATATAATATGTGATCAAAAATCTATATTATCTGATTTACTAAATAGAGCTCAAATACAAGTTCAATTATGGAATTGTGTTTTAAATTTAAGAAATGGTCAATATTATAATTCATCATTTAGAGATTTCTTAGGAGCTGTTGATATGTGTCGCACAAATAAACAAGATACTCCAGATTTTATATATGGTAGATATGATGGTATTGTTTTAAAAAGATTATTTTCAGCCTTTTCCTTTCGTCCAACTGTAGTTTATAGTACATCTGGAATTGGAAATAATGTTAATATGATTAATCCTTATCAACAAAGTATTAGACCAGTTGTTACATATACTCCTATGATGAATTTAAAAATTCCTGTAAATAGTGATGATGAGATGTCTTTAACACATGCATTAACACAAGATCAATTAGTTTTAAAAAATGCAGTAGTAATTTCTACTCAAACTAATATTATTTTTTCTAGAGATGTTTTATTTATTTATGTTGATAGAAAACATAATATGTTATCTTTTAATACTTTACAACCATTTAATATTTCAAGATTACCACTTGCTATATCTGGTTTAGATCAATTAAATGATAAATATATTGAAGTTCCAGACACTATAAATATTAGAGAAACTGAATTTGATATTAAATCAGTAGTTGTTGCCGATGTTAATAAAAGTATGAGTCAAAAAAATACGATAGTAGGTTCATCTACTTTATTTACATTTAAAAATCCTAATACAGATATTGGTATATCTAATACTGTTAGATATGGTATTTATGATCCTGTACGTATTGTAACTCATGATACTTTTTCAAACACACATATTGAAAGAGAACCAATTGAAGAAATTGATAAAGAAGGTGCAAATAGTGACGTAACAATGAATTTTAAAGATATGGCTTCTACTAGAGGTATAATATTTATGTATGTTAAACGAAATCAAGGAAAAGATACAGATGATCAAGATCCACCAAATATGCCATATTAATTATATAAACATTATTAATTATATAAACATTATTTATTTATAATAATAAATGAATAATATTTTAATATTAATAGATACATCATATACTGCTTTTTATAGATTTTTTGCTACTATTAAATGGTTTTCTTTTGCATATAAAGACGAATATAATTTAATTAAATTAGATTCATTATATGATTGGTCTCTAAATAAAATTTTTATTGAAAAATATGAGAAAATGTTTTTAGAATCTATTATTAAAATTTTAAAAAAAAAAGTTTTTAATAATTCTAAAATTATTTTTTGTCTAGATTCTACTAAAGAATCTTTATGGAGAACCGAATTAGATTGTACTTATAAAAATAATAGACATATATTAGAAAATAAATATAATTTTAAACAAGTATTTAAATATACTTATGATTATATTATTCCAAATATTATTAATACTTATTCTAATATTAATATTTTTACTATTAATAATATAGAAGCTGATGATATTATTGGCGGTATATGTTTATTTTTTAAATCTTACAATCCTTTACAAAAAATTTATATTATATCTAGTGATAAAGATTTTTTACAATTAGGAAGAGATAATATAACATTTATAAATTATAAAAATAAAAAATTTATAAATATATCAGAAGATGAAGCAAAACTTGTATTGAAAAAAAAAATATTATTTGGCGATAAATCTGATTGTATAAAAAGTATTATAGTAAAAAATACTAAAATAAAAAAAAATGATTTACTAGATGATAATATATTAAATCATTATTTAAATAAATATCAAGAAGCTAAAACAAATTATATTAAAAATAGATTAATGATAGATTTTACTTATATTCCAAATCATTTTTTATTACAAATAAAAACATTAATATATAATTATATAATTAAAACTTAAAATAAAAACATTAATATATAATTATATAATTAAAACTTAAAATAAAAACATTAATATATAATTATATAATTAAAACTTAAAATAAAAACATTAATATATAATTATATAATTAAAACGTAATTATATTATATAATTAATTAATGAATAATAATAATATTATTATATATATATCAAAATTTTTAAATTTTAATGAATATCGTAATTTATCTTTAATCAATTGTAATATTAGAAAAGAATTAACACTTAATATACCTTTACATATTAAATCTGAATTTGCTATTATTGAATTAATAAAATTTGGTTATCCTTTACTATTATTATATATATTTGATCCTATTAAATTATATCAAATTCCTATTTATCCTAAAAAAATTTATAGAGGTTTTACTGATTATATTGATTATATTGATTCTGATTATTTTATAAAATCAACTATTATAAGAGGAAAAGATGAAGTTAATAGACCTTTTATAAGTTTTTATTATAATAATAAAATTACAACTTTATTTCAAAGATATACTGATAATAATATGAGATGGGTAACTGGTGGAGAAAATAATTTTAGTAATAGAGTATTTGTATTAGATCTAAATAATTTAAATTATTTAAATGATCCTATTATTATAATATTATCAAATTTATTAAATAATTTAAATTATTTATAAACCTAGTAATTAATTTTTAATATTATTAATATTTTTTTCAATATTTTTTATATGTAATCTTAAATCCTTATATGTTTTTTTAACATTATTAATTTTATTTAATAATGATTCACTCGGATTAATAATATTATTATTATTAGTATTATTATTATTAATATTATTATTATTAGTATTATGTTTTATTTCTAATAATTTAAATAAATTATTAATTTTATTACTATCCATTACATTTAAATAGAAATAAATTTAAAAATTTTTATAATAATAATAATTTTTAAATATATATAAATTATTATATATGATATTATTAATTATAATAATTATTATAATAATTATTATTTATAAAAGTTATGAAACTAAATTATTTAATTATTATAAGATAATATC